GCCCAACGTATGATTTTTCTATTCCTAAAAAAGATAAACAACGACTTGCTCATGATTTTTATCAGAGTGCAATAAATATTTTAGAGACAGAAGGTGTTAAGTTTGAACCTAAGGCTGTTGCTGGAGTTATTGGAAGACATTTCCCTGATTGGCGTAGGGTTCTAAATGAACTTCAGAGATATTCTGTCTCTGGAAAAATTGATGCTGGCATTCTTGTTGATATGAAGAGTGACAACATTAAAGAACTCATAAATCATATGAAACAAAAGGAGTTTACAAATGTTCGTAAATGGGTTGTTAACAATCTGGACAATGATTCAACTCGCTTGTTCAGGAATATTTATGATAGTCTTTATGATTATGTGGATAGTTCTAGTATCCCTCATGTTGTTGTTATATTGGGTGAATACCAATATAAGGCAGCTTTTGTTGCCGACCAAGAAATTAACACTCTAGCGTGTCTTACTGAGATTATGGCAAGGACGAAGTTTAAATGATTATTATAGATGGGTTAGTAGAACAACATTATGCTGAATTGATTCATATGCAAATGAGAGGAGTTTCTTGGGAATATAATTATTCTTCTGTTGTTGGAAAACCAAATAAACATTGGCACAGATTTTGTGGCCATAATGTAGATGAAGTTAATGATAATGGTTTTGAATGGTTATTGCCGATTTGGAATAATGCCAAACGTAAACTTAAATTAGAAGATACATATGATGTTCACAACTTTGACCGTGTGTATATGAACGCACACACTTTTGGTATTGAACCACATTTACATCATGACGATGGTGATTATACCATGATATATTATCCTTATATGGGATGGAAAAAAGAGTGGTCTGGTGGTACAATGATTGATGGTGAGATGTGTGACTACGTTGGTAATAGATTGGTTATGTTTCCAGCATCAGAGAAACACCAAGCCATGCCAGTGAGTCGTGATTGCTACCAGTTGCGTTCAGTTATTGTGTTTAAGACAAGCACTAAATCATGGGATGCAGAACATTGTCACATGGATTATGATAGTGGGAGATGTTGATGTATGAATTGAAAGACTATCTCAACGCTATCAATCATACAAAAGAAAAATTGATGGACACAGAGGATGAAACATGGGAAAAGAAGTATCCACCATTCGTTATAAATAAATGTCTTCATGCCTTTCAGGATACAATTTTATTTGTCAATGAGATTAACCAACTACCTAATCTAGATAATAAACTTCAGTTTGACTTTTTTCTAAATACTTTGAGAGCAAGGAAACGTTATACTCCTTGGTTGAAGGCGAAGAAATTAGAAAATCTAGATTGCATTAAAGAGTATTATGGTTATAACAATGAGAAGGCCAAGACCGCTCTTGATATACTAGATGATGAACAGATTTCTGCCATAAAACAAAAATTATATAAAGGTGGAAGAAATGGAAGAAATTAATTGGTCGCAAAAAGATATGTTCGAAGTGACATTGAAGGAACCAGATGATTTCCTTAAGGTTAGGGAAACCCTATCTAGAATTGGTGTAGCATCTAGAAAAGAAAAGAAACTTTATCAGTCTTGCCATATTTTACATAAGCAAGGAAGGTATTATATTGTTCATTTCAAAGAACTGTTTGCTTTAGATGGCAAGAAAACAAATCTATCTGAAAACGATATTGCTAGAAGGAATACAATCGTTAATCTTCTTAGTGATTGGGGTTTAGTTGATGTTAATAATGTAGCAGAACCAGCTGCGCCTCTTAGTCAGATTAAAGTTATATCTTTTCGAGAGAAAAATGATTGGATGTTAGAGACAAAATACAATATCGGTAAAAGAAGAGAAGATTAGTTTTGGAAAACTTTAAATCATTCATCACGGAAGCAAAGGAAGAAAAGTATCGTATTCTTGTAATTTCTGCTGAAACAGCGCCAGGTAAGAAACCTCTACATCGCACTGCTAGACGTTTTGTTGAAGAATCAAAAAAGACGGGTAATGATATTTACGTTGTGCGAGTTGAAGGTGCATTCATTATATATGATAATGGTTACAAAATTTTCAATTCTAATGATAAAGATGGGTTTGAAATTGATAGAGATACAGTTGCAATTGTTCGTGGGAGTGTACGGCTTAAAAAAAGTTGGTTAGACTTACTTTCCCGATTAGAAAAAATCGGTGTTTGTATGGTCAATAGTCGAGAAACAGTAGAACTTTCTTCTGACAAATATAGGACATATCTTAAATTACAAGATGCCGGTTTAACACAACCAAAAACAGCTTTGGTGCCTAACGTTGATGAGTGGGGAGAGGCATTTGAAGATTTAGATACCAAATATCCTGTTATAATGAAAACTTTGGAAGGTGCAAAGGGGGTTGGTGTTTTGTTTGTAGAGTCTGAACGTTCTTTAGAATCTTTGATACAATTACTTTATAATCAAAATGAAGATATAGACTTATTGCTTCAAGAATATATTAAAACTGATGGTGATGTAAGAGTTATTGTGTTGGGTGGTAAAATCATAGGAGCAATGAAACGAGATGTAATAGAAGGCGACTTTAGATCAAATGTTTCTCAGGGAGCAGAGGTCAAAGAATATCCTTTGACAGAGTTAGAAGTAGAACAGTGTTTGTTGGCTGCAAAAGCAATTGATGGTTCTTGGGTTGCCATTGATTTTATCCCATCAAAAAATCCAAAAACTGAACCTCCATTTATTCTTGAAGTGAATCACTCGCCCGGAACGGAAGGGATTGAAAAAGCAACTGGTAAAAACATCGTTAAACAAGTTATTGATTTTTACTCTAATTCAAATAATAGATATTCTGTGCCTACTCAATGTGGTTGGGAAGAAGTTGTTACGGTAAAACCTTTCGGTGACTTAACTGCAAAATTTGATACTGGTAATGCAATATATCCTGTTCTTCATGCTGAAGATATTGAGGTCAAAGGAAAAAAAATTACTTTTACTCACGGCGAAAAAACTATAACAACAAAACTCATTGGTAATTATGTCTCAAAAACAATGGCAGGATCAGAGAAAAGATATTTGGTTGATTTAGAATTTGAATTTGCTGGTTCCTCTTATGGAAAAATTACTTTTGGTTTAGACAATAGAGATGCCTTCAATACTGATGTTTTGCTCAATAGAAAAACCATGCGAATGTTGAATGTCATGGTCAATCCTCAAAGAAAATATGTTGTGACCACACCATATATTATTGACAACTAACTCCCTTTATGATATAGTTCTATAATGGACTTTTATACTAATGTTATCCAATGGGGCAACAACCTACTTGTTCGCGCAGTCGAAAACAATCAACGCATTAGAAAGAAGGTTCGTTATGAACCAACGTTGTTTGATCTTGTAAATGAACCTACAGGGTATAAAACCCTAGACGGTAGGCATGTTCGCCCCAACAAGTTTGATTGTATTCGTGATGCCAAAGAATGGTATAACGACAGAAAAGATCAAGATATTGTATTCGGTAACAATCAGTACAATTATTGTTATATCTCTGACCAGCATCCAAATGATGTTGAGTGGGATAAAGATAAGATATTAATTGTAACGATTGATATTGAGGTTGAGTGTGACAATGGTTTTCCAAATCCTAGAGATGCAGCTGAACCATTACTTTCAATCGCAATAAAAAATCATCAAGATAAGAACATTAAAATTTGGGGTTTGCATCCTTACAATAATTATCGTGAAGATGTAAATTATGTTCAGTGTCGAGATGAACGTGATTTACTTGACCGTTTTCTTTACGACTGGCAAATGATTTGTCCAGATATTATCACTGGCTGGAATACAGAGTTTTTTGATATTCCGTATCTCTGTAATCGTATCAAGAATGTTTTTGGTGAAGAATCAGTAAAACGTCTATCACCTTGGGGCCAAGTTCAGGAACGTGAAGTCTATCAGATGGGCCGTAAACATCAGGTGTATAACATCTATGGTATTGCTGCTCTTGATTATTTTGACTTGTATCGTAAGTTCACATACACAAATCAAGAACGTTACACTCTTGACCATATTGCTTTTGTTGAACTAGGTGAACGTAAAGATGGTAATCCTTTCGATACTTTCAGAGAATGGTATACAAAGGATTGGCAGTCATTCATTGATTATAACATCACTGACGTGGAGCTGGTTGATAAGTTAGAAGACAAGATGCGACTGATTGAGTTGTGTCTCACTATGGCCTATGACGGCAAGGTAAACTATATCGATGTTCTTGGAACAGTTCGGTATTGGGATAACGTAATCTATAATCATTTACGAGAAAAGAATCTTGTTATTCCTAGAAAGATGGAATCAGAAAAAAGTGAAAAGTTCGAAGGTGCCTATGTAAAAGATCCACAAGTCGGTATGCATAATTGGATAATGTCTTTTGATTTGAATTCTTTGTATCCTCACCTTATTATGCAATACAACATCTCTCCAGAGACTTTGGTAAATAGTGGGGATGGTATTGTTGAGGGTATGGTTGATAAGATTCTAGAAGGCAAAACTCAAAACAAGACCAAATATTGTATGACTCCGAATGGTGCATTCTTCCGTAAGGACATAAAAGGATTTTTGCCGCAGTTAATGGAGAATATGTACAATGATAGAGTCAAGTATAAAAAACTTACACTCGAAGCTAGACAGAAGTTTGAAGACACTGGAGACAA